GGTGAAAACCCAGAATCCGCGACTACCAATTGTTGGTTTAAGTCGTGAGACACATACTTTGTATGTGTACCGTGCCTTAGGCACGTGCGTGCGCTAGGCGCACGAGTACCACGTCCGGATGGCGTGGTACTGCATCCAATACTTCGATCGGTCGATCGAAGTAGTCTTCCTCATTAGGAAAACCGTCCGTGAACTCCGTATAGTCCACGTGGAGCATAGCTCCAGGGTCGAGCATGAACTCGACCTCGCCTTCAAACGGTTTATACCATGTGAAGACGCGCACTGATTCGATATCAGTGAGCCGGCCCATCATGTAGATGGCCGGGTCGAACAGTATTATGTTCGACGTCTTACCGTTCGCGGTAAGCCATCTTTGCATTCGTATGCAAAGTTTCTTGTCTCTCGTCACGACAAGAATGAACCGGGGAAACTCCTGCCGGTTCCGCAACTGCATCATGATGTAGTTGTCTGACTCAATGTACAAATTGAGCCGAGCCATTACCCAGTCTGGTAATGGTCTCATGTTCCGGATTGAATCCAGAACATCTGGAAGACCCTGGTCTTCCAGGGTAAGATTGTCTCTTACCCACTGGGAAAACAATTCCCCAGAGCGTATTTGTGGCGTTGGCCCAAATCGCCAACCCAATTGCATTGGGTTGTGGAGGCCTAAGGCCTCCATGTCTACGAAGTAATCGTAGCTGTCCTGGAAAATAAATCCAGGATTCTTCCACGCTTCCAAGAAGTCGTCGAAGGAGACATACGGTTCGTCCGTGTGTCCGCCGGCAAACACTCTATCGAGTGAAAAAGTCGGCTCAGGGGGGTCCTCCCCCCTGAGAAGCGCCTTATAGTAGGCCGCTTTAGCGAGCTTGAAGAAAGCCCGCTCAGGTGTACAAATGTTGTCCACCTTAAGGGACCTTAGCAACAAAAGTCCCTCCTCGGTGTTAGGTTTTATCACCGAGTCTGCGGGGAGCAACTCCCGCAGTCCCTCCATCTTTGGGAGGTAGAGGTGGTGCTTGTGCACCACCTTGTCCGTGCGGTCCGACCGCACGTACCGATGTCCGGTCGTACCGGACATCAGAGAGGCCATTCTGAACATGACCTCTCTGGGGTTGCGACTTTTGTCTGCAACCACGCGGGCTAAGAAGCCCGCGGAATGGGGCATAGCCCCATCGCCCCCAATTTCAACGGGGGTATACGGACTTATGCAGTCCGGTTCCTGTGGCACGAGTATGTGCTGTAGGAGAGACGCGCGGGTAAATAACCTGCGTGCTCGTGGGTTTACATTATCAACCCACCTAGCCTCCTTCCCTAGGAGGCTGAACCTACCCGAGTTACTCATCGAGTAGGCATCTACCTCAGATATCTGAGGTAGGAGGAGCCTGAATCTTGGATAATCCAAGTAACTAAGCTCCTCACCACGTCTCATCTGGACATGGTTAGAGGACGACGCCCTTTGTGGCACGAGCGTCCCCTCCTCGCAATAAAATGCGAGGTGACACGATATATACGTGTCTTCTTCAGACACCTTGAAGATTGTCTGAAGGTTGGAAATGTTCATTTCCAACTGATGAGTTGAAGCGCTCAGCGCTATCTCATCATCGCCTACAAGACTGTACACTTGCAGGCGGCTCATGCGGCAAATAGCGTCATGGGCGATGGTTAGGATGACCTTGGTCATCATGTCTCCCATCATCCAGCCTCTTTGTCTGGATACAAGCTGGTAATTCCCGGCTTGGTCAGGCACGAAAAAGAATCGTGCTCCGTTGTACAAGGTTTTACCCAGTACAGCCAGTCCAGTGGGGAACCCCTCATGGACCGATGACAATTTTATCAAAAATTGCCATATCTGACGGCTCACCGTCAGATTTCCGAAGTCTGTCGCTTCGGACAAATCTGTGCTCAAGGCATAGATTGTAGCACCTTCCGGTAGGTGCTGCCATTCCGCAGACTGCGGATTGAGGACTTTTTGAACGAATCGCCACAAGTGACGATCTGCTTTAAGTCCCGACTTTACATGCTTGTGTTGTAAAGTTGCCTGGTACATGTGTGCCAGGACGCCCATTATGACTTGATAGGCGTAGGGCGCGACTGTGATCGTTCGCGCCTTCGAGGGCTCTACTACAGAGTGAACTCGGACACACCTCACATACGTGGGGTGGTGCAGGACCGATTGAACGGCCCAGCTAAGGACATCATGTGGTGTCCTCACCGGTCGCGGCTCTATAGCCGTAGGCTCGAGCGTTTCCATGTCGTACTGGAAACGCAGCACACGCTTTTTAGCGAGCGTATGCTGGAGGAAAGCTGTCTTTCCCCCCTTGCCTCGAGTACTCTCGAGGCAGGCGGTTGTACCAACTGATACAACCGCGTGGACACCCATTGTGTTCACTGCCATCCTGGTCGCGTCCAGGAGGTATGGTTCAGGAATTAAAACCCTCTCGGAGGGTTCCTGAACCGTTCTCTTGAATTTTTCAAGAGACTTGCGGACCATAACTTGGTCCGCCATGCCCGTGGCTCTGGTTTGACACCAGGTCAGGACATACCTACCCAGCTCTGCTGGGGAGGCGAACCCCTTCTTTTGCTTGAAGAGGTCGTAGTAAGGCACCATGTGTGCCTTACACTGGTAGGAATCTATCCTACCAGTGAGGGCAAACGACTTTCGCATGCCCTTCTTCAGACTTTTGAAGTCTGACTGGAATTGCGCATAGTTATTCGCGCAGTTCTCTAACGCCCAGCGCGTTAGACGATCCACCTGTCTATCATCAGGTGAATCTGACGTACAATAGTACGCCAGTACAGCTGCATTAGCTGTATGAAACCAGGATCGCACCTGGTTAAGGCTCCGGTTATCTAACCGTTGCCTGAGTCTTCTCTTGAAGACTTCAGAGACCTTAAAATAAAGGTTTCTCAGCAGCACTTGCTGCTGGTCTCTCGGACACAAGTCCGACAGGAATGTTGGTGCGCTACGCGTACCAAGGTACCTCTCTAAGAAGAGAGGGGGTACTCGGCGTTCAAAAACGTCGGCTACACTTCTGTTTTCACAGAAGTAATCCTCGAGTCTTTGCTCGAGCGTGGAACTTGGTTCCACGAGGATTCTGGGCCCCACCCTGCCAATGGATGGTAAAGGGGGTGCCCAGCGAATCGTTGAC